CTTTGTTGGTGTTAGGACTTGCACAAGCAAGTGTATAAGTATCACTGATTGTTCCAATACCACTTCTTCCCAACTGAAGTGCTGCCTTACTATCAACCTCAACTAATGATGAACCTCCAGAAATCGTAAATCCAGATAAAATATCTGTTCCACCACTCAATGATGTTGCGGATATATCATATTGAGTAAATGAATTGGGATCGGGATGATTTGTCCAGTTTGCACCAGTAAGTGTTGCATTCTCATAAAGTCTCCAATACACATTAGTATTATCATCTGTTACTGCTTGTAGAGATCTTAAAAGCATTACCGCTGATAATGCACTGGATTTTAAACGAATACTTACAATGGGATAAAATGTATTTGCAGATGCCATTGTTGTCCCTGTGATGAGATTCGTGATACTCATCAAAGTTCCAAGTTTTTCTGGTTCTCCTTCTTGAATCAGAGAATTAGAACCCTGATACATGTAATGAGTTCCTGCAACTCCAGTTACATTTTCTATCTCAAGTCTAATTGGTAAAAACGGAGTAGAACACCAAACTCCCGTATTAGTATTTGAGTTCTCAAAAGTATGACTTGAGATAGTTTCATTCTTCATCAACCAAGCAAACTCAACAATTCCTGCACCATACCATTCATAGTTGATAGAAATCATCTGTTGTTTTGTAGGATCTGCAGTCACTCCTGTGTATCCATCACCACCAAACTTTTCACCATTCCAATTATCTCTGATTACTCTTGTTTCTGTAACAATTCCAGTTACATTACTGCGAATAACATATGAATATGTTCCACCATCATCCTCAAAATATGCACCATTATTGTCATCAAACAATCCAAATCTTCTACGAATTCCTACTTGTGGTGCTTCTAAACGAATGGCAAATGCAAGAGTTGCTGGTCTACCAGGAATGTATCTCATCACCTGTTTGGTTTGACGAATAACTTTACTTCCTGCAGTAGAACCAACTTGCATTACAACATTACTAGAATACTGATTCCAGTTTGCAGTTCCTACCCCAACTACTCTTTCATCCCATACATCAGTCTCTTTTCCATACTGGAAGGTGTTGAAGAATACTGTTTGGAATGGAGCAACCTTAAGTCTATTGTTATTAGAAAACTGGGGTCTCCAGTCCGTCTGGTTTCCCCAGTGATCTGCAATGTTGAAGACTTCGAAGAGACTTCTCTCTTGATTTAAAAAGTCTTGTGTAGTCTTATTCCATTGAGCCATTATTAATCAGTCCAAGTTAATCTTTCTGGTTGATATCTCTGAGAACTTCTAATTTTTAAAGAATTTTGAGATTGTTTAGGGTAAATGTTGTGAACAATTGCTCCAGGATATTCTGCTTGCAATTGTTCTGCAAGTTCATTTTTTGACATCATATTACCATCAACTTCTAGACGATATAATTTTCCTTCCCAAATTATATCAGCAACAAATGATTCACCCACAGATTCCGATTGATTCTCGGAACCATTGATGTAAAGATTTCCATTGAAATCTCCGGAAATATTAATTGATTCCGAGATGAACTGCTTGAATGATTTCATATCACTCGTCTTCTAGATCAAACATTGATGCAGAAATTTCAGGTCTTACAGAATTAATTTTTTCTGAAGATTTTACGAATAATATTTCTTTAATTTTATCTGAAATATCTGATGGTGCTGAATCTCCAGCAATCATATCTACTAATTCTTCCATAACTATGCAAAATTAACTATTTTTATTTATATCTCTCCCTGACTTCCCAATTCAACTCCAGTTTGAGCATCAGTCAACCCACCCTCTTGTGGAATATTTCCCATATTATTTTGAGATTGTTGATCTGTTGGCATACCCATCATAGGATTCATTGCTAACGCAGGGTCTGGAATTATTCCTTCTTTAATTTCTTTTTTGATTTGTTTATCTATTTCTACAATCTCACTGTCAGATTGTCCAAGTATTTTTGATCTTACATATTGAGATGAAAAATAACGACCAACATATGGTTCCATTGCAGCAACGACACCTAATTTATCATTCATTAACTCATTTTTCTTCAAATCAGAAAAATGATTGTCATAAACATAATCAAATTGAATGTGGTCACTCAATCTATTCCAATCCTCTGGAGTGACAATATTTTTAAGAATCAATTGAGTTCTAAGCATATCAATAAAGATTTGAGAAAATCTTTTTCTCAATCTTCCAACAAATCTTGTAAATTTCAGTTCATCTCTAAGAATTTCTGATGAACGTCCAAGATTAAACCCACCACCAGCGTCAAGACGAGTTGGAGGAACACCTAAAGAGTCATAGAGTTTTTTCTGGAAATATTCAATGTCAGCAAGTTCTCCAAGATTTTGACCACCAGGAAGAGTGGTGATTTCTGTGCCACGACCACCTTCTCTTCTTGGAAGCCAAAAGTCCTCAAGCATTGCCATATATTTACGATCATCACGGATTTCTCCAGTGTTGGCATCATAAACAAGTTTATTGCGATAACGATTCATCACATCACGCAGATACTGTTCTGCTTTAACCTTAGGAAGATTGCCCACATCAATATAAAAAATTCTTCTTTCTGGAGCACGAGATAGTCTATAAATCACAAGACTATCTTCAATCATTCTCAATTGATTGAGTGACTTAATTGCTTTATGTAAAAATGAAAGTACTGTTTGTTTATTGCGATCAACCAAACCAGAAGTTACATAGACAATTGCATCCTTCGCAATTTTTACACTATTAACATCCGAAGATTTGTATGTTGCATTTTGAGACGACCCGACATTTGGATCGTACATATAGTACTCTTCAAGTTCTTGATTTGAAAAATCAACTTTATTTTTTCCATTTACAAATTGACGATAATCAACACCAAATGCATCATTATTACCCTTTTTTAATTTTCTTACATATTTAATTTTAAGGGCATCAATGTACCTAATCTCTTTGATGCCCTCATTTGGTTTTTTTAAATCAATTACTTTATGGTAATAAATTCTCCCATCAATATACCAGTTTCTAAAGATTTCGTGGCACTTTTTATCAAAGTCCATAATCTCTTTAATATATTTAAATTCCTCCCTAATGATATCTTTTAGTTTATCGGATGCAGGAAGATTTGAAAGTTCTATCTCTACAGGGGAATCATTCAGATCAGATACTATTGCTTCATTTACAATATCTTCAATTGCACTATCACACTCTGGATGCAAAGACATCTCACGATATCTTCTGATTAAATCTGCTTCTGTCTTATAAACACCTTCAATATCTACGTATTGACCATAAAAACCACTAGAGATATAAAAATCGGATTTATCCTCATCATTACGAGGAATGGGAGACACAATTCCATTGGAATTATTGTCTCCCGTATCTTTTATTTTAAATCCAAATAATTTAGCCATAGTAATAATTGAGTCTGTATCTATTATTTAGATGTATCAAAATTGTCCAGTACTTACTGAGGCAGAATTGAAAATCTCTGTTCTATTAGAACCAAGAAGAGTATTTCCAGTTGAGTCCAACGCATCCCACCATTGTACCTGAAGATCCACAGTAAATTCCTCAATTGTATCTGTAGAATCATATGACAAATCAATAGCACTTATTGCTGTTGGGAAAGTTCCATAAAATTCATATGCTTTTAAAATTGGCATTTCTGAATCAGATTGCATATTTTCACCAACTTTTGCTCTACCAAGTTGGTAGACCTTCATAGTTTGTTGATAAGATACTGGATCGGTTTGTCCGGAATTATCTTCGTGTTTGTTGATGTAATTCATCCATTTTTCAAACGCATTTCTAATTCTAAAATCAGTATCATTAATTACTGTAATTGTCCAAGGATCAAACGTTCTGTCACCTGCGATTTTGAGATTTCTTCCTCTAAATGGGATGTCAATTACACTTAGTGTAGATGCTGGCAAATTTGCTGCCTTCACGAGAAATCTAGTATACTCCCCCAATCCAGTATCTTCTCCTGATGCTGCCGATGGGAAATTAATCTCACATTCAAACAGATTGGGTCTTGCACCACCACCAGTTAATCTACTCTTGAAATCGTTTAAAGTTCTTGATGATGGAGAAATTTTACCACCAGTTGCTTTATTTGTATTTGTGGCCATTTGATTTTACCTCGTTTAATTAAACAGTACCGATGACTTCTTCAAAACTGACTCCAGTACGAGTAGCAACGAAGGTCAATCCAATGAAGTTAATACTTCTTGCTGGTTTGACGTAAATATCAGCTTTAAATTGATTGGAGTCAATAATGTCTGGAGTATTATTAGTTTCATCGCAAATTACAACAAAATCAGTAATACCTCTTTTTGCTTTTACATCACGAAGATATGGTTCAACAATATTAATAAAGTTTGATCTAGTGATCAAATCATTAAACTCAAAGAGTTGTGCTCTTGCTGCTCTTTCAATTGCTTTTTCAATAGTCAAGAACAAACGACGAACGTTAATTCTATCAAATGCTGAGGTGTAAGATAATCCGGTTTTGTCACCAAAAAGAATAATTCCAGCACCTTGGGAGAATATAATTGGATTAATTCTTCTGGTATATAATCTATCTCTTTGTGCTTGTGATGGATTGTATGCAAGTTTAGTTGCGTTATTGATCGATCCTCTATTAGCACCTGCTGGAGAGTACCAAGGGAAAGAATTATTAGCAGTTCTTGCCATTAACCCAGCAACATCGGCATTGCAAGAAATATATCTAAATGTATTGTTAAATCTATCATAAGTATATTTGTATCCACTATCAAATACAGCATAAGATGATGATGTTAATGGATCAAAGAATTCAATTATATTATTAGTCTGTGTTTCTGAATTTGAAACATTAACTACACCATCCCTGTGTGGAGAAATGACAGCAATGCAATCTTTACGTAAATCTGCAATCGCAATTAACTCATTTGCCTTTGCTTGAGATTCATTAACTGTAGTTCCACCTGAGGGACCACTAATTAAATAATCAATAGAATATTCTGCTGGATTTGTGAATTTTCTGTAAGAAGAAATTATATTAGATAAAGGTACTGAATATCCACCAACATTAGATGTGCCAGAATAATCTGCACCACCAGACAAAGTATAAGTTTTTGCACCAACACAATTAAATGTATTTCCTTGTGTTTCTAGTCCCCAAGTAGTATCAGATGCGGCACCATATCCAGATAGAGTAGAAAACTTAGTTTTTGCTCCAGTTTCTGCAAAACCAGCAAAAACATATTGTGATTGTCTTCTGATTATATCTTTATAGTAAATTGCTTGATTTGGTGAAATTCTACCATCAGATGCTTTAGAAACTCTTTGATATTTTTCTAAGATATTTCCAACTGCACCAGTAACTGCTCCAGTGTCATCCACAACAACGATATTAATTTCATCATTCTTTGAACTTCTTTCTGAAGCATATTGGGATGTTCCAGGTTTAGGTGCAACATTTTTCCAATAAACAGTTGAATTTTCCAATCCAAGAGTTTGCTGATCATACCAATCTAAAGGTGCAGATATTGAAGTGGTGGCATTAAAAACACCAATAGCAGAAGTTCCACCAGTTATTGTTCCACCATCAGATAGGAGTAAAGTATCTTGCGTAGAACCATTAACGTTTGTTGTACCAAAACCAACAATCGTATTTCCTGGTACTAGACTTCCTGAAATGGATTTTACAAATTGACCAACAGCATATCCAGCACTTGCAAATGGTGTTGCCCCAGTGATAGAAGGACCTGGAAGAACGACGGAAGAACCAGTTGAAACAACAACAGAGATATTACTGACTGATGAGGATCCTACTCTAACAAGGGTCCCTCCACTATTAATTCCTACAGAATCTCCTGCTTTAAATTCGTATGTACCACCTTGTTGGTATGAGACTTCACTATCAACATCAGCAACATTTTTACTGAGAATTTTTACATCTATTGAACCATTATTAACTTGTGTAATAATTCCCTTTAAAACTCCAGTTTCTGAAGTAACAGTTCCAATTCCACCAAATGATCTGGTGTATGATGTACTAACACCATATCCAACTGCAAGACCAGAAGTACTAATTGCAATTCTTTGATCTGCGAGACCATCAATTACACAGACTTTTAATTTATTTGCCCAAGAACCTGGATTTCTTGATGCCCAATACCAACCAGTATCTGAAGTGTGGTTGTTATCATAATCTTCTACTGATTCAATTTTTAAATTAGCTGTTCCTGCAACCCCAGCATTTGCTGATTTTAGGTAATTTCCATCACATCTTACAACTCTTAAAATTCCACCATAAGAAAGAAAAGATGATGCACTTAACCAATATTCGTATTGACTATCTGAAGAAATTGGTTTACCAAAAACATTTAGTAAATCATTTTCAGTTTCAATTAAAATAGGTTCATTAACAGGACCTTTTTGAAAAGGACCAGCAATAGCACCTACCTGATTTGATCCAGCGGTAATTCCACCAATAGTTAAGTCAACTTCTCTAATATTGACGCCAGGTGATACTAAATTTAACGCCATTTTTTTCCCCTCGTTAAGAAGTTCATTTTGCCTAGAAGTATTTATAAATTAGACACCTTAAGATGGGGAAACAACCAGTGAACAATTACCAATCGGGATATTCCCAAAAATAAGAATTTATAATTTTTTTTCTATTTTCTGTGATTCTTTTAATTGTACACATTTTACATTCATAAGAATATGATGACAATATATCACCTCTCCCTTTACGAGTTAAGTAAAAACCATCAATTAAATCTTTTGTTTCTTTGCAAACTCTACATTTTCTTTCTGTTAAAAATAAGTGCTCTAATTCAAATTGATCACTTATATCCATTTATCTGTATTCCCACATAAATGATCTATCCCCATATTCATCCAGATACCATCTATCTCCATCTTGGTCAACAAAACTAGATTCGTCTGTTCCGTCATTGATAAATCCAAAGGGTGCCATATCTTGTTCAATTTGATCTTTTTGTTCTTCATAAATTCTTTTTCTCACATCATTATCTGTCATTTCTTTAAAATAATCCTGGACAACTAACCAAGAAAAAATTACTAGACACATTGCAAGGTCATCATTACATCCTTCTTCTGCTTCAAATGATTGATTTTTTTGAATAAATGTTGTCAACTCACTAATAATGTCATAATCTTTAATTATTAATTTATCGTCTTCAATAATTGTTTTTAAATTTGAACATCCTACTTTCTTAACTGTTTTGGACATTTTAATACCAAGTTGGGTCTTTTTACCGGAAAATCCTTGACCAACTAATTGTCCTGCTCTCCCCCTCATAGAACACATTAAAATATTATCGTATTCTAAATCAAAATGCAAAATGCTTGACACTTGCTCTCCAATATCATTGACTTCAGTGAGAACAAATGCTTTATTATATGCCTTTGCGACTTCGTGAATGATATTTGGAAAAAGCATAGGTTTTATTTCATTGTTGCGATATTTTGCAACAACTTTATATGGAAACTGACTTATATCAAATACAATAAATGCAGAATAGTCATTACTCATTCCACGAGATACATCCACAGTCATTAAATAAGTATTTTTCTCCTGAGGTTCTTCATACACATCTAAACCTTTACTTCTAGTCAATGGATCATCATATGCCATCGTCCTTAGTTTTGATGCCGTTATCAATGTATCAACAGAACCCAAAAACTCACATTCAAATTCTTGAGTAAATTGTCTCTCACTGGTATTAGCAATTGTTTGTCTTTTCCACTCTGCATCTCTTCCAGGAACTTGAGACCAATGCACCTCCAAAGGAACATAACCATTTTTTCCTCTTTCAGCATCGTGCCAAAGTTTGTAGAACATATTCATCCCGTTTGGAGTTGAGATGATAATTACCTTTGTTGTGTTTCCTGAAGAAATAGTAGGATACACAGAAGAGAAAAATTGTTCTGCAATATGGTTTGGAATAAATGCAAATTCGTCCAAAAAGATGATATTGAAAGAGTTTCCCCGAACAGCAGATGACGACGTAGATGCTGCAACAATTTTGGATCCATTTTCTAATTCTAAAGATCCTTTATTCCAAGATCCAACTCCTTGTTGCATCCAATCTGGTAAATTTTCATAAGATAGTTGCAATCTTTGAAGTAGTTCTCTTGCAGTTTCTGCTTTGTTTGCAAGAATTGCAATTCTTATATTATCATTGAAAAGTGCATAATGAAGCAAATATGATACTACAGTAGTTGATTTCCCTGTCTGTCTGGGAAGTTTTGCGATATTAAATCTATTTTGGTGAAAATTTGTAATTAAAGTCTCTTGAAAATCATACATCTTAAATGGAATTAATCCGTGATCAAGAGACACGATCTTTACATAATTTTTTGCAAAATAAATAGGATCATTTTTGCATCTAAGATATTCGTCAAGTCTTTCCTTCGTCCAATCTATTGATACATTTTCTGCTTTAAGATTGGGATTTCCCTTATAATGTTTTTCCATCAATTGATCCAATTTGCAACATAACTTCTTGTTGTTGTAAATACAACTTAATAAAAGACTTTGCTATGTTTTTGACTTGTTCTATATTTTCACAAGAGTCAACTTCTCTTGAGATTCTTTCATATTCAAAATTTTTCATTAAACAATCTAAAGTTATTTTATCTGGGTCCATCTAATTCTCCTGTAAATAATAGAGGTTTTGTTGGATCTTTAGGTGAAGGGTTAAATGTTAAAACAATTGCATCTGGATATATTTTTCTTAATTCATAAGTCACTTGAAGTTTTGATGGTCTTGTGAATTGAGGGAAAAACATTTGTGCTGAGAGATATTTTCCTCTCCAGTTAAACATTATAGTATAAGTAGATCACCTTGATTGTATTCTGGTATATTTTTCTTCAATATTTTTTATTACATCAATTTTGGAAATGCCATTTTTGGTCTGATCTGATGGTTCAACAGCAGAAGAATATAATGACCAAAACTTTGGACCGTATTTGCACTCTGCTGCACGTTCCATTTTTTGACATTTTGGACAATAACGTTGTTCGTCTTCATAAATGCGACCTTCCCAATCAGGAAGGGAATTGTAATTTGTTTCTTCAGTTTTATTTCCCCAATTTTTTGCACCAACTTTACGACATTTTACAAGTGCTCCAGAAGCATAGGCACTTGGCCATTTTTTATATCTACTTTTGACTTTTTTATAACAAGCGTCCTTTTCTCCCGCAGATTCTTGAGTTACCATTTTTGCTTTACCCGATTCGTTTGGATTTGGGTCTTCTCTACGTTTTTTAGCAGCTCTTTTATTTCTTTCTTTTTTACTCATCGCAGCACGATCATCAGGATCTCTACAATATGGTTTTGTTGTTTGTCCTGGTTGTCTTGCACATGGTTTTCCATCATACTTTCCACCTGCTTGAACCCAACCACCATCATCAAACCATCTATCTAACCTACCCTTATAATCCTTTGCTTTAATTCCATCAGTTGCTTCTTTAATTTTCTCTGCTTTTTTTAATCTAGAGTAGTAATCAGGAAATTCTTCTAAATGTTGCAAGGCAATCATCCTTGCCATCTTTTTACTTCCAGTGTGCTCACTTTCAACCTTAATTCCCATCTCCAATTGAGAATTTAAAGTTTTTAATGAAATTTTATGTTTTT